CCGTGCCATCGGGTTTCCGCGTGGCCGACGCCGACACCCTTTATCAGCCAGTGTTCAACTTCACGGCTAAGACATTCCCCGCCGCAGGCAACGTCCAGGTCAACGGAAACGTCTACTGGGACGGGAGCCTCGCCAACGCCGCCGTCTACACGTTTACCGCAGTATGGCTAACCACCGAAGCATGGCCCACTTCTTTGCCGGGTACACCATAATATGCTACAATTAGAACATGCCTGATCTACCAACTATTACCGTTACCGGAGCACAAGCGACCAAACTTCTAGAACTTTTCGGCAATGTTGCTGAATACAAGAAGTGGCTGAAGGAAGCCGTCCGTATTGAGGCTATTCGCCGTCAGACTGTTGTTTTGGCTGAGATTGCTAATACCCAGGTGCGCGATGGTATCGCTGCTTTTGAGGCTGAGATTCCTGAGCCCGATCCTCCTGTAGAGTGATACAATAGTCGTATGAATACATTTGCCGTACTTGTCACCAAAAAGAATGGTGACGTTCACCAAGTTTATAGAACAAAGCGTGGTGGATTTACACTATCCAAAAAAAGAGGAGTGGCCGGACGCTTTTTGCCAAAGAAAAAGAAAAGTCTGACGCGCTGGGCAAAAAGACGAAAGTTTAAATCCATAGAGTTTACACGAAAGGCTAACCCGTTTGTAGTTTATGATACAACAACATCAGACGGCGATGAAAAAACGGGAAGGCTACAGAAGGGTCTAGAGAATAGACTAAATGAAGTGGGCAAAGACATTAAGCGAAAACTGTTTGTTGGCGAGGGCAAGCGTTCAGCCCATGCACAGTGGGTCTTCTACATGGCAATGTTGGCGGGGCATGGAAACACAGCCGCCCCCTGCTGCACGAAGTATTATCGCACCCCCCACTCTTGGGCCAACTGTGGCAAGAATAGTCAGAGCAATCACTTTACAGGAAACGCAGCAGATACAGTGATCATGCCATCATGGAACAACATTGGCACATCTGCTGATGCTGTTCGCTCTATGCGTCGTCATGGACTAGGGCTGCCTGTCGGTGGCGAGAATTGGCATGTAGAAGTTACCAACTCATTTAACGGTCTGTGACAGTTGTTACAAAACTGAGTTGGTGAATCTGGGGGGAGAACTTCCACTTTCCCAAAGTCCTATGCTAGAATGAGAGTACATCGTTTTCATAGGAGCATCAATGACAGACTTTTCATTCAAACTATTGCCAGACTTTTTGGACAAGTATAAGGGGGTGGAGCCTCCATTCGGCTTTAGGGATGTGGGTGGAAACAGTCTCGGGGAAATTACATACATCAGAACTTATTCTCGTCTAAAAGAAGATGGAAATAAAGAGACTTGGCTTGATGCTGTAGAGCGCGTTACCAACGCAACTTACACTATTCAGAAAAACTATATTAAAGAGCATCGCCTAGAGTGGTCGGATAACAAGGGGCAGTCTAGCGCGAAAGAGTTTTTTGACAGGCTGTTTAGCCTTAAGTTTACCCCGCCAGGACGAGGACTACAGCAAATGGGGTCGCCACAGGTAATGAGTGGAAACAGTGCAAGCCTACAAAACTGTGCGGTCATCTCCACAGGAGACATTGAACGACACGACCCTGGCAAGGTGTTTGAGTGGGCAATGCTTGCCCTTATGTATGGTGTTGGCGTAGGTGCCGATATGCTTGGAGCAAAGAAAAATATTGAAATTCGTGCCCGCAAAGGCGAGCCTGTGGAGTTTGTAGTTCCTGATAGCCGGGAAGGGTGGGCAGACAGTCTTCGAATCCTCATTAACTCCTATCTAAAAAACAATCGCCCCGTTGTGTTTGACTACAGCCTGATCCGTCCAAAGGGGGCACCCCTTGTTTCATTTGGGGGCAAGGCCAGTGGCCCCGACCCGCTCATTCGCCTTCATGCTACGCTGGAAAAGATTTTTGATGCCCGCGTGGGCAGAACTCTGGACAGCGAAACAATCACAGATGTTTTCAACCTTGTGGGGGCCTGTGTTATTGCAGGATCAACCCGTCGCTCGGCAGAGATTATGCTTGGTGAGTATGACGATGACAAGTTTTTGGACCTCAAGAATCCAGAGGTGTTTCCTGAGCGCAACTCATATGACCCCGAGAATCCTGGTTGGGGCTGGTCTTCCAATAACTCAGTAAATGTTCCTGTTGGAGCAGACTATGGAAAATATCTAGATCGCATTGTCACTAATGGCGAGCCTGGGTTTATTTGGCTAGACGTTGCCAAATCACATGGAAGGATGAAGGATGAGCCAGACGACAAGGACCGCCGCATTGTTGGCTTCAATCCTTGTAGCGAGCAGCCCCTAGAATCACAGGAAATGTGTACGCTTGTAACTGTTCATCTTCAGAACGCAGAAAGCAAAGAAGACTTTTTGCGTACACTCAAGTTTGCCTTTCTTTATGCAAAGACGGTAACGCTTATGCCTACACCGTGGACAAAGACAAATAGCGTCATGCAGCGCAACCGCCGCATCGGCCTTTCTCTGACTGGTATTACCGACGTTGTGGATAAGCGAGGTCTGCCAGACATTCTTGAGTGGATGGAGGCGGGGTATGAAGAAGTGCGCCGTCTTGATCGTCTTTATTCCGAATGGCTTTGCGTAAGAGAGTCTAATCGGGTAACAACTATCAAGCCAGAAGGCTCTGTAAGTCTTTTGTCTGGTGCCTCGCCGGGCATCCATTGGGGGCCAGGCGGGAGGTTTTACCTAAGGGCTATCCGCTTCGGCAACTCTGATCCAATGCTTCAACTATTTAAGTGGGCGAATTACAAGGTGGAAGACGATTTAGTAAGTGCTGACACAAGCGTCGTGTACTTCCCAATGAAGACTGACTCATCTCGTTCAGAGCAAGAGGTTTCTGTTTTTGAAAAGATTGGTCTTGCTGCTAAGGCTCAGCACCACTGGAGCGATAATGGGGTTTCTGTAACAGTATCGTTTGATCCCGAAACAGAAAAGACACTCTTGGTACCCGCCCTCCGTTTGCACGAAGGCTCTCTTAAGGCCGTGTCGTTCTTGCCAATGTCTAATGTAGCGTATCCGCAACAACCATACACCCAGATTACTGAAGAGGAATATGAGGCGTATGCAGGAACCCTGATGAAAATTGATTTTGGGGCGGTCTATAATGGTGTAGACAACTTAGAGGCGGTAGGCGAAAGGTTCTGTAGCAATGACACCTGTACCATCTGATGAAGAGGCTGGCGTTGGAGACATTGCTGGCAAAACGTTTATGTGGGAGTATGATAAGGAGAGCAACATTGTTACCGCAGCGTTTGACACCGGAGAACACCTTCAGTTTGAGCACGGATATGAAGGTTGGTGGAGTTTAGTGGTTATGGGAATGTTTTTAGGAGATGCCCTATGAGTGAATACCCTCCCGAAAATCCGGCAGACGGAATCGCTATTCCCCCAGCGATCCCAGACAACGTGCTTGCTGTCACGGGGTTTGATGCTTGGCCCCTGCTGCTCCTTGCTGCGGCACTTATCGCATTCGGTGTCTGGGCCATCCTTCATGTAGGAAAGAAAAGTGACTCGCATCACGAAGACTCTTAAATGCTATACTTGTAAATATGTCCAACCTATACGCCAATAGGGCTTTCTCAGAGCATCCTATCGCGCTATGGTCTTTTGACGAAAAGGCAAACTATAAAAGTCTGATTTCTGAGTCTGACCGCGAGTTGGATGCTTGGCCGACAAAAACCAACTTTACGGCTAGTGAATACACCTTGGCTGCGGTTGGTGACATTCCTTTCCCAGACTCATACACCACTCAGGCGTATCCAACAAACAACGCCGTCACGGATTGCGTATTCACTAGCGGAACGGTATGGACGGGTACAGACATTTATCCAGACGTTCCCGTGTCTGCATCCATCTACATTTTTTTGCCAGAGGCCAGGGTGGCTTATGTAGACTTCGGATCAACAAACGGAGTAGACACAGACTACACACGACATGCCATGCCATCAGCGGGAAGAAACTTTTGGGTAAAACTAAGCCACAATGACTTGACATACGAAAAACTGTACATTAAGATCAACTTTGAGAGTGGTTCATTAGAAGAAGATACTACTTGGTTATTCAATGGTCTGACTCTGGGTCAGTACTCGGAACAAACATCTAGTGATTCTCTGGGGGTAGAAACAACAGAAGCAGATACATTGGATGATCTTATTGTAAACACAACACTGCCAGACACAGGTGCTTGGTATCACACACAGTCTATTGGCTCTAAAGAAAAAGACCTTTATTATATTGAGCAGGACAAAAGGCTTTTAGCCTACAACACTGCAATGCCAATGGTGTATGGCTCTAACTATCTCACAAGGATTATTCCTTCATCCGATGACAGCCCGTCCCTGGTTTTTGATGGTGATGGTTTTTTGTGCAACACAGGAAAGCATGACACTTATACCCTAGAGTTTTGGCTTCGGGTCTGTGGATTTACGTCTACCCCTCGTAAGATATTCGGCAACGCAGGGTTCATTGCGGGCACGACGGAATCAAGCGATGGGCTGTGGATTACCTCCAGCGTCATCTCCCTGGTTGTGGGAAACTCAGAAATTCTTTCCTACAACGTTGGGGCTTTTTCTGATCCAATGCTTGTTCACATCACATATACGCCGTCAGAGGTAACCCTAATTATCAATGGGGAGACAGTCGCCGCCAAGCAAATAGACGATGTAAACGAACTAACGTTTGCGGAAAATGATAGTTTTTGGCTAGGGTTTTGGGGACACGAGGATTTGAGCATAGAGATTGATTGTATGAGTCTGTTTGGATACGTTGTTCCTGAGTTAGTGGCAAGAAAAAGATTTATTTGGGGCCAGGGCGTAAATGAGATTAATGCGGTTAACGCTCAATATCAAGGCACGGGGGTATCGGCAGACTTCGCAGCGGCAAAAGCCACAAGCAACGTGGCGTATCCTCTAAACTTTTTTTGGGAGAGCGGGCACTTAGACAATCTAACTGTAAAGAAAAACAAGTTGTCGGTTCCAGAACTAAGCCTTCCTGATACGGTTGTAGGCACTGGCACAAAGGCAGAGTGGTTGGCTAGCATCAATACAAACTTCCCTACAGAAGAGGTTTTTTCCTATGTGCCAGATACCCCGTATGAATCGGCCAACTCCTATACCTCCTTCGGGCGTCTGGGAGACTATGCCCAAAATCCAGTCGGAGTTGTAGTAACTTGGATGAATGACTCTGTGGAGGATGAGCCAATTCTGACCATCTCACACCCATCGTACTCAGCAAGATCAATTGTGTTATCAATCACAGGTGGAGACACGCTGCTCTTGGAATACACCGAGGGAGCAACTACAACAACCATTCACACATCATCTTACGATGCACTTGAAAAACAATCGACTTTCATTAATCTGCCCGCGCTGCTTACCAGTTCAGACGAAACAATTCCTGATGGAATGAGACAGATTTTCTCCAATTCAAACGAAATCAAACTCGTTATTTCTACGGACCAGAATGGGGTAACAAACACAGGAAAGTATTATTCTGTAGGGATTGCTTCCAAGAACAATTTTGATCTGTCTGTATCATCGCTCCTGCCGACAACAACGAGAGTCGTTTCAAACATAGAGCGCGCAGCAGACGACGAGTATTCTTGCTTTGATCTATGCACCTACTCCTGGCTCCCCAAAAGAGAGTTTGGGATTTTCTATGAAGATGTTGGCATTAAGGGCTATTGGCAAGACTATGTTTCTGCGTCACAATTGGCGGGGATTGTTACTGACTACCGGGGAAAACAAAAACTGTCCCTAAACAATTTGCAGTTTAACATAGGCCACCCCCAACCCGGCAATCTTATGGGGACGGAATCCGGGGTGTGGACATATGACGAGATGACAGAGTACTACGGAGATTCCGTCCTAGGGCTTTTGTATCATGGATTCTTTACGGGGTATGTGTCGTATGATGATCTGTCCACCCGTACCATCACGGCAGACGATCCAGACATCTCTTTGCCACTTGATACATCGGATATGTTCGTCAGGTCTTTTATTTCTTTTCAAAAGAACTCAAAGTATATCAAGCAGAGGGGCGACCTTGAGGGGGCGGTACCAGCAACGTCTGGAACGGTGCTTTATGCTCAAGCATACGGCAATTGTATAGATAAAGAGTTTGAGGTCGTTGATGGAACAAGCATTATTCCTCCGATTAATGTTACTCCAGACAACCTTCTTCTCTCGCTCTATCTAGAGTTTTCGGTTCCAGGAATTTTCACCTACCCAGTGGCGGTAAAGTCTTTAGAGGTGGCGTCACACACCCTCAATCAAGATACATTCACTCCCATTAAGACAAGGGGTGGGAAAAGCATTTATCCGGTAATCAATAGCGGAGCATTTTACGATCACGGAGGAGTTCATCCGTTCAGGATAGATAAGCGAGGGTATCCATATCTATACCTTGGGAAAGAAACAGGCTTCCTCTCAGAGGCCGACAGGTTTACTCCAGAAACACACAAGGGCTTTCTCATAGAGGTTCCAGAAGGAGTGAGCGAAGACTATCGCCTAGACAATCTCCAGTTCTGGGCAAGGAGAAACAAACTGTTTCCAGAAACAGAGCAAAAGATTTTTAGTTTTTCCTACTCTACTGAAGAGATTTATGTCACAATGCAAAGTTACCAGAGCGATAAAACCAGAGGAATTTTAAGGGCATACAATGGCGACGGAACCGTAAATGAAGAGGTAACTTTTTATCAAAACGGAAACCTCGTAAAGAATCCGGTGATGGATCAGAGTCAATGGGCCGCAATTAACATTGCTATGCCAGCAGGGGGTCTCAGCCTACAGACAAGTATTGGGTACATAAGAGTCCATCAGGGAATTGTTTTTAATAACATCTCATACTTTGCGGCTAGGAGCACCTTGGGCTCAGCAGATGTTGTCTATAGGCAGTGGAGCGATGTTGATGACGAGGCGTGGAGTTATTGGGGTAGCGACCCAGATGCAGCGCCGAACACATGGTCTAGCCTTCTTGTGCTTGGAAAAGTGTCGTCAAAGTCCAAAGAGTTGTCTCAGGTGCTCTATAGAACGTATATCGGCACGCAGTCCATTTCCCTAGAAGGGCCATCCCCACTGGTGTTCAAGCAAGGAGAGGTGTCGAACAAAAAGGGAATTGTTTGGTCAAGCACTACCGGAATTCCTAGTTGATATGGTACAATCATGGTATGGATCAGGTTGGTAAGTCAAAGGCCACAGTAATCCCCAAAATGTATGACTGGGGCCTCTACTTCTGGAAAAAGGAAGACGGTCATCTGTTTACAGATGGCGAGGGCAATATGCTCAACATTCCCTCAATGCGGGGAGACTTGGTAAAGATTTCAGAGTTGCGATCCGCAGCAGCACACTATGGAGAGCCAAATGGTCAGCCGTACTTTGTCTCTGGCATGAAGAGGGCAACAGACGAAGAATATTCGGAACAGGTTGACCGCATGAAGCAAGGCCTTATTCCAAACCTTAATGATTTAGGCTCTGTCTATGACGCACAGCAGGGCATCGCCGCACATGGAGAAGACGACTGATGGCCCAAGATTGGGATATTTCAGAGGACCATGTTGTTATTGATGGGCTTAACTTTGACACGGTAACCAAGGTGTCAAAGAAAGACACCAAAGACCCATTTTATAAATCTTGGTCAGACCTTCGCACATATCGCGGAGTAGAGAAAAACTTTAAGCGTCGCGAAGACCGCCTAGAAAAAGCAGACCAGATGCCGCAGGGCCAAGACGCAGGCTCCAAGCAAATTAACCCAGGCTCCGTCATTCGCACGGGGTATGGAATCTTTGACGTTATTACACCACCCTATGACCTATACTCTCTAGCACAATATTATGAAACACACTTTGCTAATCATGCAGCCGTAGACACCAAGGTCGCAAACATGGTGGGGCTAGGCTACCACTGGGAGTTGTCTGAATCTGCTATGTCACGAATGGATGGCAAAGAGACAGAGAAGCAGCGTGAAGCAGCCAGGGCGAAGATTGAAAGAGCGAAGGCTTTTCTCTCTAAGTGGCTGGATGATCTTAATGATGATGACACCTTTATTGGAACTCTTGAAAAAGTGATCACAGACTTGCAGGCAACGGGCAACGGCTATCTTGAGGTTGGTCGAAAGTCAAACGGGGACATCGGGTACGTTGGCCACATTCCGGCACTGACTGTTCGTGTTCGCAGGGAGCGGGATGGTTTCTGTCAGATCATTGGAAACCGCGTTGTATTCTTTGCCAATTTTGGAAAAGTCCAGGGGAATCCAGTAACCAACGATCCAAGCCCCAACGAGATTATTCATTTCAAGGTTTACTCTCCGCTAAACACTTACTACGGCGTTCCAGACATCGTGTCTGCTGGTCAGGCTCTTGTTGGGGACCAGTTTGCTCAGCAGTACAACATTGACTACTTTGAAAACAAGGCTGTTCCTCGCTACATCATTTATGTCAAGGGCGGAAAACTTTCACCAGACAGCGAGAGGAAACTCTTTGAATTCATGCAGGGAAACCTCAAGGGCCAAAACCATAGAACTCTTGTGATCCCCCTCCCTCCTGACACAGAGCAAACAAAGGTTGAGTTTAAGATGGAGCCAGTTGAGGCGGGGGTACAGGAGGGAAGTTTTGGCAAGTATCATGACTCCAACCGTAACGATATTCTCACAGCCCATCAGGTTCCACTATCAAAGATTGGTATGGGCGATGGCAGCCTCGCAGGTACCATTGCTTCAGACAGAACATTTAAAGAGCAGGTAGCCCGCCCTGGCCAACGAATGATTGAGAAAAAGATCAACAAGATTGTTACAGAGGTAACCGACGTTTTGGTGTTTAAACTTAATGAACTTACTCTTACTGACGAAGCGGCTCAGGCCCAGATTCATGAGAAATACTTGAGGGCACAGGTTCTTCTACCTAATGAGGTACGAGATGAATTAGGCAAGGCACCACGCCCAGGCGGGGACAAGCCTTTGGAACTCACTGCCCGTCAGGCAGCCGATAAGAACAACGAAGACAAAAACAATGACTCTCGTTCTACTGATCGTGAAAACAATGCAGCCGATGATCCCAACACAGTCACAGGGAGGAAGCCACAAGGCGAAGACAATAATAAGTAGCCTGTAAAAAGGTGTTATACTTATATTGCCATAGGTGGCGAATAACTTTTATGGAGACCAGTTTGTACGAGACCAAGGTTGCATTTGACAGCGACAACATCCGTTTGTCTATGCCAATGATGAAAGTTGACCGTGAGCGCAGAATCGTTCACGGCTTTGCTACATTGGACAACCTAGACAAGCAGGACGATATTGTTACCCGCGCTGCCAGCCTAGAGGCTTTCAAGAAGTTCCGTGGAAACATTCGTGAGCAACACGATCACAAGAAGGCTGTAGGTCGCATTGTTGATTTCCGCGAAGACTCAGTGTATGATGCTGAAACCGGAAAGACGTACAACGGCGTATTTGTTAGTGCCTATGTTTCTAAGGGCGCAGAGGATACCTGGCAAAAGGTACTAGACGGAACCCTTACTGGTTTTTCCATCGGCGGTAGAATCGTGGACACCGAAAAGGCTTATGACGAAGACGTTAACAAGACCATTCGCATTGTCCACTCTTATGAACTCTCAGAGTTGTCTCTTGTAGACAATCCAGCCAATCAACTAGCCAACGTTATTTCTATTGAAAAGTTTGACAGTGGTGAGATTCGTGTTGATACGCCACTAGTCAAGGGCGGTATTGAAAACATCTTCTGGTGCAGCACAGACAACCTTGTCACTCTCAAGTCTACTGATGATGAAAGGTGCTCGGTGTGTGATGAAGCCATGGCAAATGTCGGATTTGTTGAATCAAACGATATTGACAAGCGCACAACTATTAAGACTTCTCTTGATGATTTCAAGAAGAATGCGGTGACTCACGATACGGTCAAAAACATAGTAAAGGAGGCGAATGATATGGCAGAAGATACAATTGTAGATGAGACTGTGACTGATGAGGTTGCTAAGTCTGATGAAGCAGTTGAGGAAAGTGCCCCAGCAGTGGAGGCCGAAGTTGAAAAGGCTGATGAGGCTCCCGAAGCAGAGGCCGAGACTGGCGAGGTGGAGAAGTCTGACGACGTTGCTGATGTTGAAGAGACAGCAGTAGAGAAGTCGGATGCTGCCGATAAGGTTGATGAAGTAAACAGCCTTCTTGTTTCAAGCCTAAGTTCTCTTGCTGATGCAGTTAAGAGCCTTAACGACAAGATTGACGACATCGCAAAGTCAGTTAGTGGAGTTAAGAGCGAAGTTGCAGAGGTAAAGGACAGCGCGCAAAGTCTTGGAAAGCGAGTAGATGCAGTAGAAGACACTACCGCTTTCCGTAAGTCTGGCGATCTTGGCGAGGTCGTTCAGGAGCAGGAGATTCAGAAGTCTGGATCACTGTGGGGCGGTCGTTTTCTCAATACAACCGACCTATAACTAACAAAAAAATGAAAGGTGGTGAAAGTTAAATGTCGGAAGAAATTTTAGAAAAGTCAGCAGAGCAGGGTGCATTTGCATCAGGTGGCATCGGTGGTGTCTCCGACCCTGCATCTGGCATTCTAGGTAACGTACCAACTGCAAACATGGGCGTTACAACTGGACCGAATGCTGTAAACCCCACTGGTGTTGCAGGCGGTATCTTGGCTCCTGAGCAGTCTCGTCGCTTCATTGATTATGTATGGGACGCTACTGTTCTTGCTAACGATGGTCGTAAGGTCACCATGCGTGCAAACACTCAAGAGATTGAGAAGGTTAACGTAGGTGAGCGCGTGATTCGTGCAGCAAACCAGGCTGATGGTACCTACACCAACGCTGGGGCAACATTCACCAAGGTTGAACTAACCACAACCAAGATTCGTCTTGATTGGGAGATTTCAACCGAGTCCCTAGAGGACAACATTGAGGGCACGGCACTAGAGGATCACTTGGTTCGTCTAATGACCAACGCCTTTGCCAATGACCTAGAGGATTTGGCTATCAATGGTGATGGCTCTACGGGTTCATTCCTAAGCATTCTTGAGGGTTTCGTTCCACAGGTAACTGGTGGATCAGATGCTCACGAGGCTGTGGTAACGGTATCTAACAACGAGTGGACTCCTGAGGTAATGGAAAGCATTATCAAGGCTCTACCCCGTAAGTACCGTGCTCTAAAGAGCGGTCTAAAGTTCTACGCTTCTACCGATACCTTCGCAGGTATCGTCAAGGAGAACGGAACCAACGCTGATGCTATCTGGACCTACGAGAATCGTAACCAGTACCTAAGCGGTGCAGACCAGACTCTAGGGAATGCCCGTCAGACCCGTGTTCTAGGCGTACCCGTCATGGAGGTTCCTTACTTCCCTGATGATTACGTTGAACTAACGTTCCCTCAGAACCGCGTCTGGGGCTTCCAGCGTGACGTAAAGGTAAACCGTGAGTACAAGATCAAGAAGGATACCATTGAGTACACAGTGTATGTACGATTTGGCATCACTTGGGAAGAGTTAGACGCTGTTGCCTTCGCTGACGCAGGTGCTAATCCCTACTGATCCTAATTAGTAGAGATACTTTGGTTGGGCACCCCTTCGGGGGTGCCCTTCCTCTTTTAGTTTGCTATAATGATTTAGGAGGATTTTATGAAGAAGTTGTCAGCCAGGACTTTGGGTGAACTTAAACTAATTGCCGAGTCTCAGGGCATTAATACTGATGGACTTAAGCGCGTTGAGATTGCCGAGGCTATTGAGGCCTCAGGCGGTCAAGTGATTACGTCAATGAACGTAAACCCTAGTGGCACGCCATCTCAAACTAGCGCAACCACAAACGATAGCGGGGTATTAATTTCTCCGCAGCCAGAGAAGATTAAGGCCAAGCGTGGGGAACCAGTTGAAGAGCCCTCCCCCGCACAAGAAAACAAAGTTGCCCTATATGCTCTCAGGAATCTATCTTGGGACGCCGTTGGCAAACTTGAAAAGGGTTATAATTTTGTTACAAAGGAGGTAGCCGATAAGTGGCTTCAGCACAAGGCTGTTCGTGAAGCATCGCCTGAAGAGGTTGCTTCTCACTTCGGCGTTGCCTAATGGAACTCCTTAGAGTCGCACCCTTCCCCCTCACTCTTGAGTATTCTGATCTTCCTGTAAGTACAGATGTTGTTGCTACATTTGCTAGTACACGCAACACTTTCATTGAGGATTTTGAGGCTACCACCACATCTGGCGGGGTAGTTGAGTTTGAGTTATCTGAACGATTCTCTCGCTATGATGGAGAGTATTCCCTTATCGTGTATGAAGGTACAGCAGATAACAAGGGTGATGTTGTGCTCATGGATACCGTGAGGATTGTGCGTCCCTACATTGACTCCGCTGCCTTGGCTCCTGTTGGTCAAGAAGATGCTTATGTGAAGTATGAGCGTACTGCCAGGATCATGATTGATAACATTGTTGGTGGCTTTTACTATACTTTGTCTCAGTTTGATTTGCAGGGTATGGGTTCTGATCGTCTAGTCGTGGGCGAGCGAGTAAACAAACTTCTCAGAGTAACTGAGAACAATACGCTAGTTTATGAGATTGACGGGGTAGACAACATTGCTGAATATACTCTCAACTCAGACAAGACGGCAGTGATTCTGTTTGAAGACTCTGAAAACAACATGGCTGATGGTCGTCCCGTTGTTCCTGTCATGGCAGGCTCAGACTCCTATGACTATCCGCAGATGCGCTCGGTGGTATTCCCCAATGGATACGACTACACAATTCAGGTGGAGAATGGTTGGCCGATGGTGCCTCAGGATATCAAGGAAGCAACCACTCTGATTGTTGAGGATATGGCGTGTGGGGCACCTAACTATTGGGTCAAGTATGTTCGCAACTACGAAACTAAAGACTACAAGGTAGACTTCCACCGTCCATCATTCTCAGGGACAGGAAATGTTATTGTTGATCAGATTTTGTTCCGCTATCTCGGAGACACACTTTACAACAACATTCGGGTGCTGTAATGTTTTGTAACACGTTCTACCCACTAAAAGCAGACATTTACTATGCTGTTGAATCACAGAATGATTTTGGTGAGATTGATCGTGCCTGGGAATTTAATCGGGTAATTAGAGTGGATATGAATATGTCCACCAACTACAAAGACCAGCAAGTGCAGCCTGACCAATTCTTTTGGGTTCAAGACATGTTGAACGGAATGACTCCAACAGACATTAGAATGTCAGACACGGGCACTCTGTACTCGCTAACCAATACCATTGTTACCAACATCAGAAATAACAAGGAAGAGGTTGTTTATTCAGAGAGCGCGGGAGACCGTGCTGGGCTCCCCACCCTATACGAGGTGTCTGGGCTGCTGCCCCACAACGATCCTTGGGGAAATATGGACTACTACAAACTTGTTCTTAAACGTAGTGAACTTCAGGAGTTTGTTGACTAATGGCCATTATGCACATTGACGCCTCTGACCTTATTAGAAAATGCAAAAATGTTGCAGCATACAACGATGGATTCGTCGCGGGAACGCATGAGGGGCTGCCCGTGCTGCTACAGAAAATTGGTGCTACAGTCGTAGAGGCCATCGGAATGTTTATTGACCGTATGGCCGCAGGAAACCCCTCCGCACTGCACCACATCTATGAGTGGGGAAGCGTAGGTGGAGCGCGACTGTTCAACTTTAATTATGCAGTAGGGGGGAACACTGTAACCTTCAATGGTCAAACCACACAGTCTGGGTCTGTTGCTCCCACAGCCGACAGGCCATTCTACAACAAGGCAGACGTAATGGAAGCAGGACAGTCAGTAACTATTGAGCCTTATGGCGAGGCTCTAGTCTTTAACGACATCTTTGTTCGTGGTCCCGTGTTTGTTGCCAACCCCGGTGGTGGAGGAACGGTAGGCCAGTTCCAGCGAGTGACAGATCAATTCTTTACGCAATACGTAACTCAATCATTCTTGGCTCCAATCCTTGAGGCTCTGTCTACAGCAGATGAGTATGCCGCATCCTTTGTTGCTGGAGCAAATGGCGGCGGGTTTGGCACCGGCTCAGCGGCAGGGTACAAATATATTGCTGGCGCACCAGTTGGGAGTATTTCGGTATGACAAGTTTAAGCGATGCATTTCCTATTCCAGTCCTTAATGTAAACAAGTATCTATGGTCGGCCATGTGTGGGATCGACAACACGCTAACCACCAAATATAACGGCGTTGTGCCGTTCTTTCCCCTAGCAGACAGCCGCGCAGGGGACGCAGGCTGGGGATCAAAGCCTTATGTGGTTTATGATTTCTTGTTTAAGTTGAGGGGCAAGCCGTTTTATCCCGTCAAGAAAGTACAAATCATGTATTTTGTGCGCGGTACGGCAGAAGACGTTATCACTTGGTCTAATGCCATTGGGCACATTATGGATAGAGATGACGTATCAGCCCAGGGAGTGAATGAGTACCTGGCAGAAAATGACCCAACTGCGGGGGTATACTTTCATAGAACAAGAATGCTTCAGGTCGATATGGTGAATGACAGTCGTCAAGACCTGTCCGTGAGACAGCAATACACAGCCTCTCTCATTCTCGAAATGGAATACCACATCACCAAAGACGCAGGCTTTAACTAAAACGATGGTATCCTTGTAGAGTATTGAGAAACACGCCAACAACTTAATAATATTCTAAACAAGAAGGAGTGAAACACATATGGCATACAGTCGTGGTGATTCTAAGAACATCATCGTAGGTGCTGCCGCACTATTCGTAGCAGATGCTCCGCTGTCCCCAACCGCCGCAACAGGCACGGGTACTTCAAGTTCATCTTCTTACGAACCATTCGTGGGCAGCGAATCTTACCGTGAGACTCTGGCAGACGATGCTGACTTTGTGAACATCGGATACACTTCCGATGGTCTTGAGGTTTCGTTTGAGCCAGACTTCGGTGAGGTCAGCGTAGATCAGGTTCTAGATGTTGCTAAACTTTACAAGCAGGGTATGAAGGTTTCTATGAAGACCTCTTTTGCAGAGGCCACCCTAGAGAACCTACTTATCGCTCTCGCATACAACGGCTCAGAGTTGACGGGCACCAAGGGTTCATCCAATGGCCTAGTCCTCAACCTCTCTGCTGGCGATATCGGTGAGTGCCCCGTAGAGCGCGGCATTATCGCTGTTGGTCCCGGTACTGGTGACTGTGCTGTTTCAGACAAAGTTGAGCGTGTTTACATTGCGTACCGCGCACTATCAATTGAGTCTGTAAACGCTATGGCTAAGCGTGACGAAGCAACCAAGTTTGAGGTTAACTTCCGTCTGCTACCAGAAGACACCACAGGTTCCTATGGTAAGATCGTTGATCGCACCTGGGCTTGATAACAACTAAATAAACGCTTCGGCCCCTTGTCAATTTTGTTGGCAGGGGGTCGTTGCTATGCTATAATTGCTTTAGTTGTTATGCAAAGGAGATTTAATGGCAACCGAGGTATTTGAGACACAGACAGTCACTCTATCTAGCGGAAAGAAGTTGGAACTAAAGCCGCTCAAGATTAAAATTCTGCGCGAGTTCATGAAGGAATTTGAAGACCTTCCCGCAGCAATGAACGACAATGTTGCGTCCATTGACGTAATCATGAAGTGTGTTGCCGTTGCCATGAAGCAATACGACCCTGAACTTTCTCAGGATATGGACCTCATGGAAGATGAATTTGACCTTCCCACAGCATACAAAGTTATTGAGGTTGGATCGGGCATCAAACTAACAGGCGATGATGACGACCCAAACCCTCAGACGGCGGCGCAAGATGGGAAGAACTAGACTTAGCCGCCCTAGAGGCCGAGGTATTCCTTTTGGGAATATGGAAAGATTTCACCGAGTTGGAGGAAAACTTATCCATGCCCGAGTTGACAGTAATCCTTAAGGCTACACGAGATAAAGAGCACGAAACTCGTAAGTTTGATGCCGCAATTCAGGGCATCGATTTGGATTCCGCAACTTCTCAGGAAGAGGACCCCTGGGAAAAACTCAAGGCTAAAGTTGCGTCTGGTGGCAAGGCTACTGATAGCAAGGACATTCTCAGTCTACAGGGCGTTAATGCTGCACAGGCAGGCTTTGGAATTGGTCACGGCTTGGACTGGGAAGACCTTACCATCACGGTTCCGATTGAGCCGGAAGAGGGAGGTGAGAATAACTAATGGTTGCCGTTAATGCCGTAATTAGAGTAGATATCGATGCGTCTGCTGCGAATGCTGGTCTTGCTGGTATGGCTGCTCAAATGCAGCGTTTTAACAAGGGCATGATTGCTGGCGCTGGGAAAATGCAGGCTGCCCAGATTGCTGCTGCAAAGAAGCAGGCTCAGTATCTAAACTCTCAGGGACAATGGCTTGCATCCACAGGCTCTATGATGAGCAGGGCTGCCCAAATGCACAAGCAATTTGACAAGGGCACATTTGCTTCCATGGGGCAGTGGAGAGAAACTTCTGCTAAAGCAACAAAGGCTATGGGTGCTAATGCTGTCATGAATCAAATGGCAGCACAAAGAGTTCGTGCCCTTCAGACGCAGTATGTATCTTTAGGAAAAGGTGTTGATGGCGTAAATCAGGTAATGAAAGCCCAGCCTACAGGAATGATTAAGCAATGGGGGGCAGATGCAATGTTTGCTCAACAAAAGGCTGTCTTGTTCCACCGCAGGCTTCAAATGGGCGGCAACTCAATGATTAACTGGGGTAAGAACACTCAGTGGGCTGGCCGTCAGATGATGGTTGGTATGGCTATTCCGTTGGGCATTGCCGCTGTCGGGGCGGTACGTTCATTCAAAGATATTGAACAAGCCTCTATTAGTTTTAGGCGTGTGTACGGAGATAGTGTTAAGGACACTGCACAGGCTAACGGTGTTCTTAAACAGGTAATGGGGGAAGTTGGTCAAGAGTACACCAAGTATGGCGTCGCCATGTCCGATACTATTGGCGTTGCTGCAAGGGCCGCTGCCACTGGTCAAAAGGGTGATGCCCTTGTTGGAACAACAAGAGAAACTTTGCGTCTAGCAACTCTAGGACAACTAGACTATGATCAGGCTCTTGAGTCAACTATTGCTACTCAAACAGCATTTGGGGTATCAACAAACGGGCTGACCCGAGTTACAGACTTCCTCAACGCCGCTGAGAACCAAACAATTCTTTCCATGAGCGATATGACCAAGGCAATTCCCAGAGTTGCCCCCGTCATCAAGGGCCTGGGCGGTGACGTAGAAGACCTGGGTGTGCTGATGACAGCGTTGCGTGCCGGTGGTGTGACTGCTGAGCAGGGCGCTAACGCACTAAAGTCAGGCCTGGCCTCACTAATTAACCCAACTTCTTCTGCTACCGAGGCAATGAAGTCTTTTGGTATTCCTCTGGACAAGATTGTCAATGCCAACAAGGGTGACCTTATTGGGACGGTGCAAGACTTTGGAAAGGCATTAAAGACTCTTCCTAAGTTTGAGCAACAGCAAGCGCTAGAGTCTTTGTTTGGCAAATACCAGTATGCTCGTATGGGTGCGTTGTTTCGCAACATTAACGGCAAGCAGGCACAGCAAACCGCTAAGTTGAGCAAATCCAGCAACGCAAGACTAGCCGCATTCTCAAGTCAAGAAATGGACCAAATTGCCGACTCTGCCCTTAACAAATTCCAGGGCGCGGTAGAAAGACTAAAGGTAGCCGCCGCCCCATTCGGTGAGGCAATTCTTCAAGTTGCTGCTCCTGTACTTGATGTGCTCGCCAATGGCCTTAATGCCATTACAAACAATGATTTTGCTAAGTGGGCAACCGCTGGCGTACTAGGTCTTACTGCCCTTGCCACTGTAGGAACAATGCTTACTGGTGTATTTGCTCAAATGGGCGGATACATGATGAAGGGGCGCGCTGCAATGAAAAACATGGGCAGCATTCTGCGCGGCAGAGGCAGTCTGCGATATAGCAGCCTTGATGAACTAGAGGCCGCTACGGCGAATGAGGCTCTTGCAAGATCGGCGTCTGCGGCGCAAACCGCTCTATATGCAGAAAAGGGTGCTGTCACCCAACTAGCCGCTGCCCTAAATGCCATGAATGCAGAGTTGAGGGAGGGTGTTGCACTACAGGCTGCTGCTACAGGTGCGGGCAAGCGTCCCCCTGGCGGCGGCACCGCAGTAGTCCCCAAGCCGCCCACCACACCACCTGCTCCACCCACGGGCGGTTCCGCTGTCCCCATGCCGAGAGTTGCCCCGCCACCTACTGCCAGACAAAGT